TTAAGTGATAGAGACATAAGAAAGGTAATTAATACCAAGGAAGCTTCAATGGAGTTTGATGGCATTCCTTCCTTAAACGGAATGCTTGAAGGGCAAACAGCCATACAAAAAAAATCTAATACTCAGTTAGCGATTTACAAAAAGAAATTTGGAAAGATATGGAAGTCATACATGTCTGCAAATGGAAATCAAGTTGTTGATGAAGAGCTTACCACGAGAATATTAAAATATACTAATAAATTCATAGATTATAGATTATTTAAACATAGTTTTACTGATGACTTGCCGAATACTAAAATATATGTTCCTTGGCAAGGCCCAGCAGAGCAAGCTACATTACTTGAGCCTAGGAGTGGTTATTTGTCTCCTTTTAAGATGACTTGTCATAAAATATTTTTTAGGACTCCAGCTATTGACACTGTTGCTACGGATATCGTTTTTGGAATAGATAAGATAGATAGTGGAGATACTACAATAGATTCAATATGTACTTACGATGCTACTGCTAACTGGAGTAGCAATTCTAATTTTATTATTTATGAGTCAGATTGGAGCAGTGCTCCGATAGTGGAGTCTGGAGATTTGGTTGGGATAAGTATTCAAGCTGATAACACAAATATTGTTACTTCTGAAAAACATTTTCATATGACATCATTATGGAGAACAGAGGTAGAAATAGGATGAAAAATTTATTAAATTCAAAGGAATCATACCATGGATTATAATTCTAATAAATCAAAAGGCTACATTCCAATAGCTTCTGGAGCAAACATGACCGGATATTACATGGGTGGTTCTTCTAACTTAATGGATATGATGCAGACTGGCGGTCAGGCTACTAGAGGTGGTGCCTTACTTGCACAGGCTCGACAAAGACAATCAGATCAACGCAGTCTGGAAAGAGCACAAAGGGCAGAGGCTGAAAGGCAAAAGAAAGGCGGTCTTTTTGGAACTGTCGCTGGTCTTGGTGGTGGTCTTTTAGGAGCGGCTTTAGCACCTTTGACAGGAGGGGCTAGTTTGGCTTTGGGAGCAGGTTTGGGAACTGCGGCTGGAACTTTCTTAGGTGAAAGCTTAGGTGCTGGTAAATCAAAAAAAGTAGACCGTTCTGGCACCGTTTACGGTCAAGAACAATTTAGGGATGTAGAACAGGCTAGTAGAGACTATACCAAGGGGAAACTAGAAAGAGCTTTAGCGTCTGGTGGAAAGGCGGCGTTGAGTGCGTATGCTTCTCCGGGTGGAGGAATATACGGAAAAGTCTCAAGGGATGTTGATTCTTCTGGATTACTTGGAAAGGGAAGAGGGTTCCTAACAAAAACATTTACTTCTCCAAGCTTGCCCGTTGCACCTAATGTAGAAAGAATAACAGATTTATCAAGCATAGCTGGTGAATTAGTAGACCCTAGTGCTAGTGCTAAAATATTTGACCCTTCTTCTATTTTTCCTGAGTCTACTTACAATCCAATGGCATCTGTTTCGGGGCCATTATTGGCAAGTGGTAGCTTTTTAGGAGGTATGCAAGACGGTGGCCTTGTTGAGTATCAGTATGGAGGCGGTGTAGGGAACATACAAAGTATTTTAAATGAGGCTGGAATGACAACGACTCCTGAGCAGTTAGCACTGTTTGAGCAGTTTGACGACACTGCCTTAAATCAATTAGCTAAAGGATTGCAGGATAATCTACTTTCAGGAACGCAACAAGCCGCACAACAACAAGCTGGTGCTGGGTTTGCTGGTTCTGGTGCAGTACAACAAGCACAAGCACAGCAAAGAGAAAGAGCAATGGAAGATTTAACCTCTGCACAAGAACAAGCGGCTAGGGATTTTGAGTCGCAAACATTGGGTCAGGCGGCTCAAATGATACAAGAAGGAGCAGAGTTTGGTGGTGTTAGGGAGGAACCTCAGTTTGAACAGGCTCCTACGGAAGAAGCTGGATGGAGCCCTCCTCAGAATCCACAGCAAGGTGCTACCTACGCTTTTAATAATCAAAACTGGATATGGGACGGCTCTAATTGGGTAATTGGTGAACAGTTTACATACGACATGGATTCGTATTATGACGACCTCTACGGTTAAAGGAGTATTATAAATGGCTAACGGCCCTAGAACCATATACAGTAGAAGACAGAGACTGGCTCCCGGTCAGTACGACACACCCCTTGCAGACTTTTTACGGAACTTGCCAGATTATTTTAATCAATATCAGCAAAACCAATTAGCACTTGAAAGGCAAAAGATACAAACTAAAAGATATGAGGATGCACAGAAACAGCAAGAGTTTAGAAATGATATAAGTCTTGCTAATTTACTTGACGGGTCTTCTCAGACTAAGTTTTTAAAAAGTTCTAAAGACCCAAGATTGCAAAATATAGGTAACCAAAGAGAGTCTAGTGAAAACACATTTCAAGAGATTTTAAACTCAGGAAATATGTCTGAATCTGATATTGAAAACATTAACTTTTTTAAAGAGTCATTAAACGATCCAAACATAAGAGGAAACAAAGAAAGAGAGAATCAAATAAAATCTCAAATTAAAACATTACAAGATAAAAGCTTACTGCAATCTTTAGAAAGTAGTATAGGAGACAGAGAGGACAATGCTCTTAAAATAATAATGGCGAAGGGTAAAAGTGGAGATGTCTCTGGTGCTTATGAAGATTTTTTAGAGTTTGAGAAAAAAACAATTAATAGAAAGAGAAAAACAGCTAAAGGTAGAGATAATGTTTTAAGATATGTTGATGATGGTACTCCTGTTTTTAGAAACATACCAATGACAGCAACGCCAAGTGCCCAAGTAGAATATGTTCAAACAGAGCTTAAAGAAGTGAGAAGATTGCTAAGGACAAAAGATAAAAATTCAAAAGAGTATCAGGATTTACTTGATAGGGAAAAGGATCTGGTTAATAGGGCAGATGTTCTTAGCGGAATAAACAACCAGCAATCTGATTTATTTAATAATAATTCAAGATTTTTATTTGAAGCTGATCCCTCACCCGCAGAGAGTTCGGCGGCAAGGATTAAAATTGATTATTGATGGCACTAGAATCCTTAAAAAAATTATACAATGGAGTTTCTTCACAGCAAGTTGACATTGGAGATTTTGACACGTTCAAATCTAAAATGCAATCATCGGAATCTAGACGTAAATTTTACGATCAGGTTTCTGGACTGGGAATAGATATAGGTGATTATGAAACATTTGAGTTAAAGGTATCCTCACCTTCCCCCTCCGTTGATGTCAATGAGTTTTTTGTTGACCCTAATGATTCCTTGAATCAACAAGATTCTTTTAAACAAAGTATTTATGATTCTGTAAAACGTCAAGAAAACAGTATTGCTACAAACAACCCCTATGGCGTAAATCTTCCTAGAAAAAAATCTAATGTAGATAAGATAGCAAGTTTAGGCGGTAAAGTCATGGAAGGAAGCCAGACTCTTCTTGAGTTTGATAGTCTTGATAACGGATTGCAAGTTGGAGAAGAGATCATTGATAATATCCTTAATCAAACAAACAATGACCCATCTAAGTTTTATTCTAGCTATTCTGGATTACCTGAAGATAGCCCAGAAGTAAAATCTTTTGTAGAAATATTTAATGAACAAAGACAAAAATACACTCCTAAGCAAGAAACAAATTTAGATAGAATTATTAGGGCATTAGAGCAAGGAAAACAAAATCCACAATACATAATGAAAACTGCATCTGAGCCAGATGCAGTAGACAGATTAACAAAATCAGCAACTCCTCTTCCTAAATTTGTAATGGGTATTCCTACTTCTGAAATTACTACAGCTCAGGTTAAAAGAAGAGAGCGATTGACTCCAAAAGAAATAGCACAGGCTCAAAACAAATTATTTTTACAAAGGGAAATAGCAAAAGAGAAAAAGAAAGGTTTGAGTGAGCGTGATGCTTATAGAAAAGTTGTATCCAGTGCTGGTGGTACCCCACCAAGTGTTGTAAATCTTGCTATGGAAAAATCTATTACGGGTGCCGTTTTCAGGATTATGAATTTAAATCAAACGGTAATGTTGGATGATTATCCACAGGCAGAAATAAAAGAAGTAAGTGACATGGTTTCTTTGGATTTTCTAGAGCAAGTAGTTTCAGGTGCTGTTGCGATGGTTATGCCTGTTGATGCAATGCTATTTGGTTTAGGGGGTAAGGCTGGTGCAAAGGTTGGTCAAAAATCTATTGAAGCATTACCCCAATTAAAAAGAATTTCTAAGTTTGCAGATGAGGCCGCAAGGTTAGTATCGAAAGGGACAAATACTCCACTACCTCAAGTTAGGGTTCTTGCAAAAGAGGCCGTTCATAGAATGACTGGTGGTGCAGGAGGGTTTGGTGCATTTGATGCTGGTAGGAACATAGTAGATCAGATAGAAAATACAGGTGAGATTGATGTTGTTGAGGCTTTAGAAGCCACTTTAAAAGGTATGGTCATTGGTGGTAGTGTTGGTTCATTGGGTTTTGCTGGTGCTAAAGCTGGAAATCTTATTGGAAGTAAGACCTCTAAAGCTGGTGAGTTTTCGGCAGAAGTTTTTGGGTTGGGAACAGTTGCTCCGGTTATTGAAGGTGAGCCTATAACAAAACAAGGTTACGTTGAGGCCGCTGGCACCATTATAGGTTTAAAGTTTTTAAAGCAATTTTCTGCTGAAAATCAAAGAAGAATTACCGAATCTTTAGGTGAGGAGATTCAAAGAAGAACCGAGCAATCTGGAAAGAGAATGGATGAAGTTGCTAATGAGATTGGTGATAGACTAAAAACTTCTTTCGAGTTGGCAATAGAAGGCAAGTCCCCAGAAAAATCTAGAAGTGTTATGATAGATAAGGGCATGGAGTTTGACTTGTCTGTAAAGAAAACTGAAAAGCCATTAAGTGAAGACCCTTCAAGGCCTTTAAGGGTTACAGATGTTTTAGTTTCTGAAAAGGTTGTGGGATTAAAAGGTGTAAAAGAACCCGGATCGGTAGAGTACACACCTAGAAATCAAACTAGACCAGAAAGAATGCAAATAGAATCTGACATTAGAAGACTGGCATCTGATATGAAAACTCTTGAAAAGAATGGTGCTCAACAAAAATTGTTAGATGACATGCAAAATAGCATTGATGCTAAGGTTGCAAAATTAAATGAGATTGCCGTTGAAAGAAAAGATATTGAAAACTTGTTCACGCCCCCAGAGGTATTAAAACAAACACAAAGAAGGGTTGTTTCTACTGAACAGGTGGCAAAAGATGTTGTAGAAAGCAGATTGCAATTTCAAGAAAGAGTAAAGGGTCTTGAGTCTCAGTTAGCAAGTAGGGATAAAGCAGAGCAAAAAAGGTTAGAAGCCTATTTGAAAGAAAAAGATATATACAATAGACCATTTGAACCTAATCCATTTTTAGAAGTTCCTTTACACCCCGCAGACGCAGGTCGGAGAGTTTTAGAATCTATACAGTCTCCCAAGCAAACTGTTCAACAGTTACCAACAGAAAAAAAGTTAAAGGGATTTGAAATTCAAAAAGAGTTTACTGACTTAGATTTAACTGTAAAGGCGAATGAAACGGCATTGCAAAATCCAAACTTAACTCCAATGCAAAAACAAAGACTCGAAGCCTCTAATCAAAAAGCAAAAGAATTGTTAAGAGATACTCAGGATAGGGCCAATATAGAAGGTTTAGAATTGCAAATGTTTATGGGTATCCCAACACCTTCTATATTAAAAAGTTTATTTGGTTCTAGTAAAAAGAGACCGAGGGCCTTGCGAGAACAAGAGGTAGAAAGGCTGTACAATCAAGCTATAAAAAGATTAGATAAAAAAATAGAAAATGAGGGTATTAAGGTTGAGACACAGGATCCAGTATCTGTTGAACCTATTAGACCTCAAGGGTTTGGAGAAAAGGTGTATAATGTTTTCTTTTCCGACCTAATAGAAAGGACTGCAAATGTAGGAACACAAACCTCCATACAGGCCGCTGAATCTGGCAGAAGAGCCATAGATATAACAAAAGAAACGTATGGTAGACTAGCACCCACTCTAGATGTTATTTTAAAACAAAGTGGTAAGATGTTTGGGGCTGAAGGCAAGGCTGTTAGAGAGCTATCTGAGTTTGTAGAAGTTGATGTTGGTGCTGGTAACAAAGTGTTAATGTCTAATTTACATGCTGGCATAGAAGGATACCCGGTTAAGCTATCTAAAGAAGCTAAAAAGCAAATAGAAAAAATTAAAGACCTCATAGAAGAAAGGGGTAAAATCTTTGAGGAAATAGGACTAATGCAAGAAGGTGCTGATGGTAAAATAAGACCTTTTAAAGTAATTGGTAGGAATATTGCTCCTAGAATAATGTCTGGTGAATTTTATACCATTATACAGCGAGGCCCAAATACAAAATCAAATGAGTATAACATACTCGTATCTGAGTTCGCTAAAGCAAATGGTGCTACAGAAAAACAAGTAAGAGATTACTTTAATGAGTTCCGTGATAACTTTACAGGTTCTGGTGGATTAACATTGCAAGGGGGTGTCCCTGCAAGTAGACCAACAAGAACTACTCAAGCAGAGCACAGTAGAAAATGGAAACATATACCGCAAGCAATCAAGGTAGGTAAAGATTTAATTCCGATAGTAGAGTATAGACCTTTTGAATATGCAAGAAGATTAGTGGAGACTGGATCTAGTCGTGTTGGGGTTGCAAAAGTTTTTGGTCAAGAGTTAGCGGGAACAAGCACAATAAATAAAATAAAAGAACAGTTAAGCAATGAGGGTGTTTCAGTTGTTGAATTTCACGAAATGATAAAAGGATTAAGCGGTGTGCCAATAGAACCATCACTGGTAATTGGAACATCCAAGGGCGTTAGGGCTATAAATGCAACCTATGATGTTTTAAAAACAACATCTTTATCTGCATCGGCTATACCAAACTTAGGTGAGTTTTTAGGCAGTACTAGAAGATTTGCTGGTACTGCTGGGTTAGCAAAAGCATTGTTTGATTTAAAACTAGGGCTACCAACAGCTAAGGCAAAGCAATTAGAGGCTTACTTGGATAGTATAGGTGCAATAACTAAAGACATAGCAAACTTTTCGATTGATCCTAATAGGCCAGTATCTTCTTTTATTAGGGCATTAAATGAAGCCCAGAGAAGTGCGTTTGTTTATAGGTATATGAACCAACTTCAAGAAGCAACGGCGGCTGTAGTTGCCTTCAACAAAGTAGAGACATATAAGCAAGGCAAGGGAAAAAACATAGATAAAATATTTTTAAGAGAGATGGGTTTTTCAAGAGAAGATGCTAGGCTAATGGTAAGCGGAAACGCACCTCAAAGGTTGTATGACGCTTTAATAAGAAGGGCACCCGCACACTTAACAGGTGGTGCTCAAAGAGTTGGTGAACAATCTAGGGCTGAATCAAGTAGAATATTTAAAGCTTTGACTGCATTTGAAACCTATGCTCAGATGAAGATAAGATCGTTGAACAGAGTTGCAAAGACATACGGCACAGTTACAAGGGAAGCTTTTGCAGAAAGAAACTATGGTAAAGCTGTAGATGCACACAGGGCTTTGTTAAGTGAGTTTTACGGTCTTGCAATATCTGGTTTGACGGCTCAATTTGCACTGTCTTATTTTTATGGAGGAGAGGATAATGTTGAAATTAAATACAATGAAGCAAAAGATGACCCATTTAGGGCTTTAATAGATGCTTGGACATATACTGCTTTTGGAGGGATATATGGTCAAATATTAAAAGCTACGGGAGGAGATGTTGGCATAGACAGATTGTATCCAATAACAGTAATGAGAGAAACAGTTGGAGCCGTTACTGGCACAGGTAGGTACACATACGATGAAGGTATGGATCGTGCTATTAAGTTTGGAGAAAGGTTCGCACCTGCTAACAAAGCTTTTAAAAATGCTTTAGTAACTGTTGGGTTGGGAAGTCCGGAAGCTAGAAAGTCAGACAATGCTATTCGTGCTTACTACAGATGGAAGATAGAAAATAAGTATGGTGGAAAATACACTTCGGTACCAGATGAGAATATAAAGAAGTTTAGAACTAATATGATAAAAGCATATGAGGCTTTCAGAAAACAAAAACCAGAGCGAGAAGTTTATCAGTTACTTATGAAGGCTGTTACTGAATCTGGTAAAGACTTATCAAGTGTTTCCAGCTCATTAAATGGTAAAAGGTTATTAACAAAATCTAAAATAGCACCCGGTGCTGGTGATGAAGAATTTACCAAAAGAAAAAATGAGCTTAAAAAAAGAATTGGGCAAGAAGCTTATAACAGATTGGTCATACATGATGAATTGCTCAGTCTTATCGCAGAAGACTTTTAACTTTTAGCCCTTTCGTAAAGCTTCCTCTGCGTATTCTGTAAGTCCTTGCTTGCTCCAGAAGTCAGACAATTTCTGAAAGTAATCTTTTCTTGATATTCTACCAGTCATTAATTTATTTATGAGACTCATTAATTCCTGAACCTCTTCTTCTTCCATAATCTGGTCTTCCTTTGAAAACTCATCTAATATATCCATTATCTTTTTCTCCTTAGTATTAATTCACTGTATTCTTGGTTTTTATTTTTAACATATGTTGACCTTTGGCTTTTGCTCATTTCCAACCAACAATCCGGAAGTGACGAAACCCTTCCATCAAAACTACTTGCTACCCCACAAAACTCTTTTTCCTGATCATCGAATTTGCCAGTAATTGGGTCATATGTAGAAAAACCACAAAAAGAACACGATTTACCTGTCTTACTACAAATTTCAAACATCACCCTTAAAAAACCCCCTCTAATCTTCCGTATCTCGCCGTAAAATAAATTATTCGACATAACTATTGCCTAAAAATAAACCATTGAATAAGGGGGCCGTAGCCCCCCTATTATTGATTGAACCTAAAAAGGGCTATCGCTCTTCTTATATGGTTCTTTTGTTTGTCCAGCCAAGTACCTGTTACCGTTTTTGTCTTGGTTTATCCATAATGAAACATCTCTTTTTGTTCCATCAAAGATTCCGGTACCAGTGTAATCAGGTTTTTTATCACCATCTTTCTTGTACTTGTTTTTCCACAGTTTAAAGCTGTGGTCTTTTTCTTTGTATTCGGGCATTTATAGCCTCCTATTTATGGGCAGGTCAATTCAATGTCTTTTTTAACCAACCAAAAGACATTTCTTGTTTGTCATCTATTTTATAAGAATTGACCCAACCCGTTCTTTGTTCATATTTTAAGCGTAACTCCTTTAGTCTTTGATGGGCCGCTCCGTTTTTCTGAACCACTCCATTTTTTAAAAGTGATTCGTAGTAATATATTAGCCCTCTAAGTCCAAGCTTTAAAGTGTTATCCATCTGCCATTTCCTTCATTATTGTTAGTATGTTAATAAAGTATTCATAGTCCAGTACAATATATGGTTTACCACGATCCTCACGAATGACCACCCCTTCCTCATGTTTCTCAGGTTTCATCCACTTGGCTATTCTTACACGTCTTTTACAACCATAATA